AATTGATCGTAATATTAATGGTATGTATGAAATGATCGAATGGTCACGCCATAAAAATCGTGTCAACTTTCATTCTGATACTCTTAAAAAGGTTAAAGATAAGTATATCGTTCTTGATGGTTATGAAGCAATAGATCCAGAAGTCTATACTGATGTTTATAATGATGCATTCATTAAAAAATATACAACTGCTCTTTTCAAAAGACAATGGGGATTGAACTTAATTAAGTTTGAAGGAATGGTTTTACCAGGTGGTGTAACGTTAAATGGCCGTCAAATATTTGATGATGCTAAAGAAGAAATTCAACAACTCGAAGAAACTATGCAGTTGAAACACGAGATGCCACCATTAGATTTTATCGGTTAATGCGTTATGCCAAGAAATGTATACTTTAGTCAAGGAACAACCCCAGAGAAAAGACTTTATGAAGATATTACCATAGAGGCTCTTAAAATCTATGGCCATGACGTATACTACATTCCTCGTACAATAGTTAACACCGACGCTATCTTCAATGAAGATGCATTAAGTAAATTTGGTAGTGCATATCAAATCGAAATGTATGTTGAAAACACTGATGGCTTTGAAGGTGATGGAGATTTACTTTCTAAGTTTGGTGTAGAAGTGCGTGACGCAATGACACTTGTTATCGCAACAAGACGTTGGGAGGAGTTGGTTGGTAGATTCCAAAATCCTGTAGAAGCACGTCCACAAGAAGGTGATTTAATTTACTTCCCTCTTGTAAAAGGTTTATTCCAAATTACTTTTGTTGAAGACGAATCACCATTTTATCAAATATCAAATCTTCCTACATTTAAACTAAGTTGTGAATTATTTGAATATGGCAATGAAGCAATTGATACAGGTGTTGATGATATAGATGTAATTGAAACGAAATTTGCAACTCGAACTAAATTGGAATTAGGTGCTGGAACAGGTACATTCGAAATAGGCGAAGATGTAACGCAGACAAATGCTACAAGTGGTATTACAGTAACAGGCGAAGTTGCAACTGTAGGAACAGGACAAATCGAAATATCGAGCCAAGAGGCGAGTGATGGAAGTAATACACTATTTGCACCAACATCTGGAACTTCACCAGGAAATATCATAGGTTCTACTTCTGGTGCTTCTTACGCTATTACATCTAAAGATGCATTTAATATTACTAGTAACGATCCTTTTGCAGATAACGAAGATTTTGATAACGCTATTAGTGCTGGAGACTTTATTGACTTTAGCGAAGACAACCCATTTGGAGAAGTGAATATCACTACATAAAATGTTAGGAGAATATTTTTATAATCAAACGTTGAAAAAAGCAGTTGCAGTTTTTGGAACTGTCTTTAATAATATGCGCATTGTTCAACAAGGTGCAGGTGAAGTACGTGTACCTTTAGCTTATGGACCACGTAAAAAGTTTCTTGCGAGAATACAAGCTGACACTGTTGCAGCAACTGATTCTAAAATAGCGATTAAGCTTCCACGCATGAGCTTTGAAATTACATCAATTGATTTAGATACTAATACTAAATTAAATAAATTCAATAAAAGAGTTTTGCCTATAGCTGGTGAAACTGCTAAGTCGAATGTAGTATATCAAAGTGTTCCTTATAATCTTGGTATGCAACTGAACATTTACGCTAAAAACCAAGATGATGCACTACAAATTTTTGAACAAATACTTCCAACGTTTACTCCTGAATATACTGTTGCGATAAAAGGAATGGAAGGACCTGGAACTGTAACCGACGTACCTATTGTTTTAAATAGTACTTCTATATCAGACGATTATGAAGGTGATTTTCAATCACGTAGAACTTTAATATATACACTTGATTTTACTATGAAAGTAAGATTTGCTGGTGGAGTAAGTGAAGGTAAGATTATTCGTATTGTTGATACATTCTTTTATAGTGATACAGAAAATCGTGCAGAAAATAAAGCTGAAAATCCTTACGGTGAAGAAAACGTAAGAAGTACAGTTGCAGCTGGTGATGAACCACCATTAGATTCTACCGATACTATTACTACCACATTTGGATTTGACCATGGCTAAAAATGAAATACTTAATGCTCTCGAAAAAAATTTAGATATCGTTGAGAAACCTAAGACAGAAGTTGATAAAGGGCAAATAATAAACGATACTGAAAAAGATGTAGAGTATTCACGAGAAAAAATGAAAGAGCTCATCGATCAATCGTGTGAAGCGATTAATCAAATGATGGCATTGGCGTCAGAGTCTGAACATCCAAGAGCATTCGAAGTTTTATCTAATATGATAAAAGATGCAAGTAATATGACACAAGATCTTGTTAAATTACAAAAGGTTCGTAAAGATATAACACAAGAAAAAGAAAGTGCAAGTACTAAAACAACGAATAACGCGCTATTTGTAGGTTCTACCGCGGAGCTTCAAAAATTTTTAAAAGGTAAAGATATAAAAAACGTAACAGAATAATATATTATGTCTAGTGATGGATACATGGGTAATCCTCTTGTAAAGGGGGAAGGTGTAAGTCAACAATTCACAAAAGAAGAAGTTGAAGAATACATGAAATGTATGAGTAGTCCTGAATATTTTGCGAGTAAGTATATTAAAGTTATTGCACCGAGTAAAGGTTTAGTTGAGTTTAAACCTTATCCTTATCAAAAGAAACTATTTAAAACATTTAACGAAAATCGTTTTAATATCGTTTTAGCGTGTCGTCAATCAGGCAAATCTATCACGTCCGTAATTTACATATTGTGGTATGCTATTTTTAATCCAGAAAAAACAATTGCCATATTAGCAAATAAAGGTGCAACAGCGCGTGAAATGCTAGGTCGTATTACTTTAGCACTTGAAAATTTGCCTTTCTTTCTACAACCTGGTTGTAGAGAATTGAATAAAGGTAATATTACTTTTGCAAATAATGCTAAAATAGTTGCGGCCGCTACGACAGGTAGTTCCATTCGTGGTCTTTCAATTGACTTATTGTTTTTAGACGAGTTTGCTTTCGTTGAAAGAGATGCAGAATTTTATACTTCAACATATCCTGTAATTTCAGCAGGTGACGAAACAAAGGTGATTATTACTTCTACTGCGAATGGTGTAGGTAATATGTTTTATAAGTTATATGAAGGTTCGCAGAAAGGAATAAACGAATTTAAAAATTCACGTATTGACTGGTATGATGTTCCAGGCCGTGATGAAAAATGGAAAGAAGAAACAATTGCTAATACATCAGAGTTGCAATTCGAACAAGAATATGGTAACAACTTTTTAGGAACAGCGAATACGCTTATTAGTTCTAATTGTTTATTGTCTCTTAAACCAGAATATCCACAGAAAATCGATCAAAGCATTTGTTATTATAGTGCGCCAAAGGAAGACCACCAATATATAATGACAGTTGACGTATCAAAAGGTAGAGGTCAAGATTATTCTACGTTTAATGTATTAGATATTACGACAGGATTATTTGAACAAGTCGTGACATTTAGAGATAATATGATATCTCCTATGATTTTTCCAGACGTAATTGTAAAGGTTGCAAAACAGTATAATGATGCTTTAGTTATTATAGAAAATAATGATGTTGGTCAAGTTGTTTGTAACGATGTATATTATGAATATGAATATGAAAATACATTTGTAGAATCTTCTGTAAAGCGTGGTGGTGTAGGTGTAACAATGACTAAAAGAGTAAAAAGGATTGGGTGCTCTAATTTAAAAGATTTGATAGAATTAGGTAAATTAAAGATAGTTGATGGTGAAACTATACAAGAATTATCTACATTTGAAATAAAAGGTTCTTCTTATGAAGCTACTCAAGGTAATCATGACGACTTAGTAATGAATTTAGTTATGTTTTCTTGGTTTGTATCTTCAGAAGCATTTGGTAATATTTCAACAATTGATTTGAAAGAAATGTTATTTTCAGAAAAAATGAAACAGATAGAAGAAGATGTACCACCATTTGGCGAAATAGACGATGGTATTTCATTTGGAACTGTATATGATGATATGGCTAATAAGATGAGAGAATGGAATAATCTCTAAATACGCTTATTTATAAATAGAACTATTGAATACATCTTATTATGATAAACTTATTAATTAAAACAATATTTGAAAGGACATAAACATGGCATTCCAGGTTTCACCGGGAGTCGCGGTTAAAGAAATCGACTTAACAAATGTTATACCCGCAGTATCTACTTCGATAGGTGGTTTCGCTGGGTATTTCAATAAAGGACCTGTTAACGAAGTTACGTTAATTGGTTCCGAAAAAGAACTCGCAGAAGTGTTTGGTACACCTGATAGCGCTTTAACGCGCCAATCATTTTATCAGGCAGCTTCTTTTTTAAAATACGGTAACGCTCTTAAAGTAGTTCGCGCAAGCAACGCTGACTTAAAGAACGCACACTCAGATGCAACTGGCACTAATACACTAATAGCAAACGCTGCAGCATATGATGCATTAGCAGATGACGCATTATCAGGAAATGGTGCTTATATCGCAAGAGAACCAGGCACTATGCTTGATGGTATAACAATTGTAACAATCAATGCTGCAATTTTTAATGATAACCGTTTCGATACAGTAACAACAGGATTTGTTTCAGATGGCTCATCAGGTACTGGTGTTCCAGTTGTACTTCCTAAATCTGTTTCAGACGTAATTCAAGGTACTGCTGAATTAGCGCAAGATGAATTACACGTTGTAGTATTTGATGGTGGAGGAAACGTTACTGGCACAGCTGGTACTGTTCTCGAATCATTTGAATATGTTTCAGTTACATCTACTGCAAAAAATACTGATGGTTCTTCTAACTACATAAAAGACGTACTTAGACAAAAATCTAAATACATTTTTGCTGCAGATACATCAATTTTAGATGGATACGCTGATGATACTACTTTATCAGATGGTACAGTAGTTACTAATTTTGATTCTAAATACACAACAGTAACAAATGGCACAACAGATATTGCAGTATCAATTCAAGACACTTTATCAGAAGGTGCTGATTATAACGCAACTCTTGCACCAGGTGATGTAACAACAGCACTTGATTTCTTAGCAGATGCAGAAACAGAAGATGTTAATTTACTTTTTGCTTCAGCTGATGCTAATGGTGATAACACAATTGGTAATAAACTAAATGCAATCGCAACAGCTCGTAAAGACTGTGTGGCATTCATTTCACCACCAATTGCAGATTCAACCAGCGCATCTCCTTTAACAGATGTTAAAGCTTATAAAAATACTTTAAGTGCTCCAGATTCTTATGGATTTATGGATTCAGGTGCTATTAGAATTTACGATAAGTATAATGACGTGTATGATAACATTCCAGCAAATGGATTTATGGCAGGTCTTTGTGCTAATACAGATAATGTAGCAGAACCTTGGTTCTCACCTGCAGGATTTAATCGTGGACAATTACGCCAAGTAACAAAACTTATGTATAATCCTAAGAAAGCCGATAGAGATGAATTGTATAAAAACAATATTAATCCAATCGTAGCATTCCCAGGACAAGGTGTTGTATTATTTGGTGATAAAACACTACAAGGCAAACCTTCTGCATTCGACCGTATCAACGTACGCCGCTTGTTTATTGTTCTTGAAAAAGCAATTGCAACAGCAGCTAAATTCCAATTATTCGAATTGAATGATGAATTTACTCGTGCAATGTTCCGCAACATGACGGAACCATTCTTACGCGACGTTAAAGGTCGCCGTGGTATTACTGACTTCTTAGTTGTTTGTGATGAAACAAACAATACTGGTGAAGTCATTGATTCCAATCGTTTTGTGGCTGATATCTATATCAAGCCTGCTCGTTCAATTAATTTCATTACTCTTAACTTCATCGCTACTCGTACCGGTGTTGAGTTCTCAGAAATTGTTGGTAAATAATATAAATAACTTATAGAAAGGACAAACTATTATGGCAATTTTAGGAGTAGATGATTTTAAATCAAAACTAATTGGTGGTGGCGCACGCCCCAACATGTTCAAAGCAATTGTTAACTTTCCTGCTTATGCTGCTGGTGATACAGAGCTAACATCTTTCTTATGTAAAGGTGCTCAGTTACCAGGTAGTACTATAGCTCAATTAGATGTACCATTTCGTGGTCGTCAATTGAAAATAGCAGGTGATCGTACATTTGAGAATTGGACAATCACTGTATTAAATGATACAGGTATGGAAATACGTAACGCAATGGAAC